TGGATGACTATTTTGTCGTCATTACTACGGTAGGTGAGATTGCCGTCTATAGCGGAACAAACCCTGCGTCAGCCGATACATGGTCGCTTAATGGCGTGTATTATGGTGGTTCACCCGTAGGGCGCAGCTGCACAATTAAGTACGGGGGTGACATATTACTGCTAAACAAAGATGGCCTAGTTCCTTTGTCACAGTGGCTTATGTCTAGCCGCGTTAACGTCAAAACGTCTATTACAAACAAGATTCAGCAACGTATAACTGATGCAACGACAAACTATGCAGATAATTACGGATGGCAAGTCATCTTAAACCCACCTAACAATATGCTGTTTATCAATGTGCCGGTTAGCTCAACGCAGTTTGACCAATACGTCATGAACACAATTAGCGGGGCGTGGTCACGCTTTACAGGCGTTAACGCAACCTGCTGGGCGTTTATTAACGATGTCCTATATTTTGGTCAAGGCGGCAAAGTTTTTAAGTTTTGGGACGGCCCGGCTGATGATGGAGAAGTCATCAATACCGACCTTTTACCTGCTTTTTCTGCTTTTGGTAGTCAAAGTCAAATTAAGCGTTGGACGATGGCTAAAGTGTCAGTGGGCTACGATTACGCGTTTGCATTTTCCGGTCAGATTAGCCTTGACTTTAATTTAGCCTCTCAACCACCACAGCCTTATAACCTTTTTTCTCCTGGTGCGAGTGTATGGGATATTGGCATTTGGGATACTGCACAATGGGGTGGGACTATCATGCCTTTTCCTAGTTGGCAAATGGCGGCAGGTATAGGCTATTACGGAACGTTTAGAATCAAAACATCAAGTAAAACGTCTGATATTCGCTACTATGCAACAGACTATGTATTTGAAGGCGGAGGCGTACTATAATGATAATTATAGTTGACCAGTCAGAAAGATGCGGTCAATGGATAGCTGAAAAACAAGGTAAAAAATACTGCAACGATGAAAGCGCGGTCTATATAGCGCTTGAGCATAAAGATAAGCTAAACGTTGTTTTTATGTATAATAACTTAATAGAAAACGGGTCGATACACCTTCATATTGCAGTAGAAGGTAGAGGAAATAAAGAAATACGATGGTATGCTTTTCACTATCCTTTTATAGAGCTAAAAGTTAAAAAGATAATAGCACCTATTCAAGCGGATAATGAAAAGTGTATTCGGTTTGCAATAAACGCAGGGTTTGTATGTGAGCATATAATTAAAGACGCAGGGTATAATGGCGACTTATGGCTCTTTTCCATGACCAAAGAGCAATGCCGATTTTTAAGATAATTTAGGAGTTTATCATGAGCAGTCCATCTATGCCTGCGGCGCCAAATTACGCGCTCGCAGCGCAACAAACCTCGGCAGGAAACCAAAACGCGGCCATTGCCAATCAAATTGGAAATATGACCAATCAAAAGGGTGTGCCTCAATATAAGCTAGACCCCACTACAGGTGCGCAAGAATTAGACGCTAATGGGCGGCCTATAGAGTTAGGTAGTACGGGCGTTAGCTATGAAAACCCTTACGCAATAAAAGATTCTCAAGGAAGCATACCTTTTGATATGACTTCGTTAACTCAAAAGCAAAGAGATGCGTACAACGCCGGAAAAGGGCTCCCTAAAGACTTTGTTAAAACGTATGACCCTCAGCAATGGACGCAACAGTCTACTTTAGGGGGTAATGACCGGACGCTTTATGACCAAAGCCAAGCGGCGCAATTAGGGCTGTCCGGTATAGCTTTGAAAGGCTTAGACGCTGTACGAGCAGCTACCGACCCTACTGACCCTAGATATAAAGCCGTAACCCCTGACATTGCAGTTCAAGGCGGGCCTGCAAATACTGCTGACCGCATGACGACAAACGTTACCGCACCGCAGTTTGTTGGCGGAGGATTAGATACCTCCGGTTTGCAGGGCAGCGTAGGTAATGCCGGTCAAATGAGAACGTCTATTGGCCCCGTAAACGGGGTAGAGCAATATGTTGTAGATAATAACGGGGATAGAATTTTAACGCAATCTGGCGCTAATCAGCAGGCGGGCGCACTGGGTGCGGGGCTAAACAACTCAGCTAAAATTCAAACTAACTTAGGGCTAGACCCGACGCTACTTAACCAGCAAGCAACAGACGCGCTTTACAAAGCAAATACGCAGTATCTTGACCCACAGTTTGCGCAAAGCCAAGCAAAGATGGAAAGCCAATTGGCTAACCAAGGCATTACGCGCGGTAGTGAAGCGTATAACAACGCAATGCTTAACTTTAACAATCAAAAGCAACAAGCGTACACGGACGCTCGAAATCAAGCGATTGGGCAAGGTACGGCGGCGGCGCAAGGGTTGTTTGGCATGGGGCTTCAAGGCGCTCAGTTTGGTAATACGTCACTAGGTCAACAGTTTGGTCAAAACATTACCGCGCAACAATTAGCTAACGCTTCAGCAGGGCAAAACAACGCCAACGCACAAACTAATATGGGGCTTACTAACGCCGCATTAGGGCAACAATTTGGTCAAAATGTCACCTCAGCTAACTTTGCTAACGCGGCGCAACAACAAGCGTACAACCAAGCACAAGGTAATGCACAATTTCAAAATGCCGCGCAAGCACAACAATACGGACAAAATTTGTCTGATATGCAGGCGCAAAACACAGCCGTTGGTCAACGCTTTGGTATGGACACATCCAACCAAGCGTCAACAAATAACGCGCAAACGCAGCAATATAACGCTGCTATGGCTAACGCTAACTTAAATAACCAGCAGCTTTCACAATTATATAATCAGCAATTGCAAAGCGGGCAACTTAGCAACCAAGCCAGTAATCAGCAACTCGCACAGAATCAAGCAATTCAACAGAACGACCTTAATATCTTGCAAGCGCTAAGAACAGGCGCTCAACTTAATACGGCTAATTTACCTGCGGTTGGCGTATCTCAGCCCGCACAGCTAGCTAACTGGCAAGGCGCGGATATGTTAGGTGCGGCCACTGCTAAAGGTCAATATGACCAGAGCATGTATAACGCTCAATTAGCGGCACAATCACAAATGGTGAGCGCAGGTATTGGCGCAGCGGGAGCGCTTGGCGGCGCAGGTATTGGCGCGGCGGTTAAGTCTGACAGAAGGCTTAAAAAGAACATTAAACGCATTGGCACGCACGTTCTTGGCATTGGGCTTTACACATGGGATTACTTGTGGGGTGAGCCGTTTGCTGGGGTTATGGCAGATGAAGTGGAACAAGTCATGCCAGAAGCTATCGTTATGCACCCAAGTGGGTTTAAAATGGTTAATTATTCAATGCTGGGGTTAGTGTAATGATGTTAGGTGAAGACCAACACGCAGCGCTGGTGGCTGCACTTAGAAACCAACCGCAATACCCGCGAGGTAATGCCGCGCCGTCAGCGCAATCCATAATGCAGAACGCGGAAGCGCTTGGTAAAGGTTATCAGGCTATTAAAGAAGCTGGCAAAAGCGACGCACAGCAGTACGCGGATGAATTTGGTCAATATGACCCTCAATTTGCGGCGATGCAAGCTAAAACACCTGACGAGGGTAGCTTTATGAACGGTTTGCAAAACAAATGGAATGGGCTATTTGGAGGTGCGAGTGGCTAGTTTATACGATGAAAAAGTGCTTGGTGCTAAAGATAGAATTGCTTTAGCTCGTAAGTTACAAGAACAAAGCGCTAATCAACAAGCAGGTCAAATGGTTAGCGGATGGTACGTCCCTAATACTGGTGGAGCCGCGCTTGGCGCGTTGCAAAATATCATTGGCGCGTATCAAGAAAGCGGCGCTAGAGAAGATTTAGATAAAGCAGAACGTGAAAAAGCGGCGGCTATTATGCGGGCGCAAGAAAGTTATGGCGTCCCCGCAACAGAAGAAATGGCTTTAGCCGCAGGAGAACCTGCAAAAGACCCGTCTATTATGTCCCGTTTAGGCGCACTCGTAAGATTAGAAGACCAGCCTCAAGCTACGCCGGCGCAACCTATGGCACATAATGTTGCGCAAAACGCAACACCAGAGCAACGCCGCAGTGCCATGATTAGCTTAATGGGCGTAGACCCTACGCAGGCAAGTAATTTGCTCAAATTGCAAGAGCTAGACGTAGAGCAAGCTAAGGCGGCGGCCGCAACGCAATGGAGAGGAATGGCTCCCGGCTATCACCCTGAGCCAAGCAATGTGCCGGGAGAGCCGCCTATTATGGTAGGAAATCCAACGCTTGTAGACGGTAAAATAGTGCCATATAGCGAAGCAAAACTTGGCAATGAAGTAGAAAAAAAGAAAGCGTTAGGAGAGGTAATCACGCCTGTAGAGCAACATTCTATGAATGTTCAAGACCAAAATCTAGCACTGGCTTACGACAATGCAAATAGAGCGACCGCCGCCGCCGCCCGTGCAGACGCTAGAGCCGTTGAGGAAACTAGAAAAGCAGCGGCTAAAGAAGCAGCTACGCAATATGCGCTTGAAAATCCAAACGCTAAAAAAGATTTAGATGCAATTCAAAAGGCTACAGATACGCACGAAAAATTAGTAGATAATTTAAGAAATTATCAAAAAGTGTTAAACGAAACGCCTTTAAAAGATAGGGGGAACCCCGGAAAAAATACGCGGCTTAACGCGGCGTATCAAGCAGCTACTTTTGCTATCCGTGACCCTCAGTTATTGAATACCGGTGTTATGACCGGAGGTGACAAAGAAATGTTAGGTGATGTGCTTCCTGACCCTACTAGCCTTAAAGGGCTATACAAGGGGACGGATGAACTTACCAAGGGCATAGACCAAGTAATAGGCATAGCTAACACCAATACTTCAGCGGTCGTTAATAACCGCGCTCCTGCTCCGCCTCCCGGCGCTGAAAATGCGCCTATCTTTAAAAAGATAGGTACATATAGAACACCCCCTGCTGCTGGCGGCGCGTTAGGGGGCGTTTCACCTGTTCCTGTTGCTTCTATGCAACCGCCAGTACAACAGCAAGCCCCTGTTCAACCACCAGTACAACAGCAAGCTCCTGTACAACCGCCAGTACAGCAAGGGCCACCTCAAATGCTTCAGCCGGGGCAAGTGTATAAGGGCCACGTTTATTTAGGGGGCGACAAATCAAACCCCGCTAGTTGGAGAGCGCAATAATGTCTATGCCATGGGAAGATTTCACGCCGCAAGCGCCCGCTAGTCAAAATATGCCTTGGGAGGATTTTGCTCAAGAATCGCCAACAAATCTTCAGCGATTTGCGGAGAAAGCACCGCAAACACTTACACAAGACGCTGTAGAATATTTAAAATCTACTGGGCAAAACATTGGCAATATTTACGCAGGTGCAGCGCAAGGCGCGGCTAATACAGCTATCAATTTAGCGGATATACCTCACAAATTAATTAACCCTGACTCAACAGCAGCGCAGGAATATAAAACCGCTATTGAAGCTAAACTAAGCGGTCTTGGCGCAGATACAAAAAGTGACCCTTTTGGTGTTGGCCAAGTAGTCGGCGAATCGATTGCTACTCTCCCTGTTGGAGGCGTTCTTGGGAAAGCCGTTGGCGGAGGAGCTGAAGTTTTAGGTTTAACTGGCAAATCCGGCATACCTGAAAAGTTAGCTACCGCATTAAAATATGGCGGAACTAAAAACGTTGTTGAAGGTGATTTCGCTAAAGATTTAGGTTACAGAACACTAGGCGGCGCAACTACGCAAGGCGTCACAGGTCAAGTCATCGCGCCAGAGAATAATATGGGCGTTTTAGACTCTGGTATGGGCGCAGGACTTGGCGCTGCGTCAGCCACTCTTGCGCCTGTTGGTCGGTTTGCGGGGGCTATTGTTGAGCCTGTTTTTAAAGCTGGTCGCGAAGCAATCTTAAACAGAAAGCTAGAATCTATGGCTGGCGGTAAAGACACTATGGGCGGGCTAATTGACCGTTTGCGTAATAAAGGGCTAACTCCTGAGCAGCTTGCCGTAGCTATGGAATCACCTGAATTAGCGTCTGCTATTCAGGCGTCAGAAAAGAATTTTCCTGAATCATGGCTCCCTAAACGCGGCGCAGAAGCGGCGGCTATGGAGTCAAAAGTTAATCAAGCGCAAAGCTCACTTAATGCGTTGCATCAAGGTGAATTGCCTGTTAGTGGCGTAAGCGCTAACGCGCCATATCAAAACGTGCGTGATGCGCAGATTGCGCAAGCCGGTGGTCTTGAAGATACTAAAGCCGTTCGTACAGCGGAGCTTCTACGTCAAAATGAAGCCGCTCAAAGCGGCGTTGTAGCAAACAAACAAACGTTTGAAAGCGCAATTCCTCAGCCTAAACAAGTAGACATTGGCGAAACTATTGCACAGCGCAAAGAAGCGCTTGAAAAAGCGGCGCATGACAAAGTTCGTCCGCTATACCAACAAGCCTACGATTTAGCGCCTGCGCCGTTCAGTTTTGAACCGCTATTGGTAGAAGCGGATAGGATTAAAAATACGCTTTCAACGGCGATAGAGCCTAAAAGAGCGCCAAGAGTCCATGAAATATTAGACATTTTTAAAGAAAAAGAAGCTACAGGCCCTATTTTACTAGATGCTAAAGGTAAACCTATGGCGTCAGTCACTTCTGGGCTTCCTATTGGAGGGTCGCTACAAGATGCGCATATGCTTAGGTCTGCAATATTAGACGACCTTAGAGGCATTGAGGGTGCGTCAGATACTGAATCTAACATGACCCGCCGTAACCTGAAAAAGTTAGAAACGGGCATCAATAAGTCTATTCAAGATTACGCACCTGAAGAAGCAAGAACGGTGTTTAATAAAGCAAATGAACAATTTAGAACCACTGTTGCAGAGCCTTTTAGACAAGGTATGGTAGATAAATTAACCGACCTAAACAGTATATTTCGACCTAAAATTAACCCTTCTGAAGTAGCAGACAAGTTTCTTCATGCAGACCATTCTCGCGATTTTATTCGCGCGTTTGGCAATGACCCTGACGCGATGCAAGCCATTAAAACAGGCATCGTAGGTAAATTTAATGATGAAGTAGTACAAGGAGGTGTATCACCTGCCGTTTTCTTTAGGAACCATAGAGAAGCGTTAGCAACGTTAGATTCAACTGGCGTCAACGTAACAAAAGATTTAGAAGGAATAGCGTCAAAATTAGATACCTTTAATGCCAATCAAACAGCGTTAGATGAGCAAGCTAAAGCAATTCCTAAAGCGGTGGATGAATCGGTAGCTAACCAACAGCGCATTATCAGCAAATCAGCTAAAGACCTAAACGCTATAACTGACGCAGAAGATTTAGCTAAAGTAGCCGTAAGTGCTAACGCTCGTACAATGGGACGCATACTGCACAAAATGTCGCCTGAAGCTAAACCTGAATTAGCAAAGCAAGTCATTAACAATGCGTTTGAGCCTATCACGGCAGGCGTAGATAACGCAGGTGCTAAAACGGCTAAAGCGTTAGAAAACTCGCGTATCGCGGTAGCGCTAAAAGCGACTTACGGTAAAGAAGAAGGTGCAGCTAAACTGGCTGACTTTAAAGAAACAGCGAACATTCAAACAATGCTTGAAGCAGTTAAAAAAGAAGTTCCTAAACACCCATACGACACCGCTCAAGCGTTAGACAACTTGACTGAAGGTAAACCTCAAGTAAGACGCGCCGTTGAAGATATAATGGCGACTATTAACGACCAAAATAAGTTTAATATGTTAGCTGAACGTGGGCGGTTAGCAGGTGAAGGCACAACTAAACTTGCGACAGAATCTGCGCCTCAAACGCCGTTTCAGCTTACTTCTGCCGCAGCAGCCGCTAAATGGATTCTTTCTTCTATGACAAAGAAAGCTGACGCAGAGCTTGCAGAGCGACTATCTAAAGAATTGATGTCGTCTGAAGCGTTTGCCAATGCGTTAGAACGGGCGCAACAAGGCCCATCTCAAACTAATTCGGCTTGGGCATTGCAATATGGTAGAATCCTCCCACGCACTGCTGCTGGCGCAGTCACCTCAATAACAGGAGAAAAATAATGGCTTTTAATGGTTCAGGAACATACAATCTGCCTGCTGGCAACCCCGTTGTTACCGGCACAACGATTTCATCATCAACAACTAACACAACCAACAGTGACATTGCAACGGCGTTGACAAACTGTATCACTCGTGACGGTCAGTCTACGCCGTCAGCTAACTTGCCAATGAACGCTAAGAAACTCACAGGGCTTGCCGCTGGCACGTCTGCGGGGGACAGCGTGCGCTATGAGCAAGTGCTATTGCTTACTGGCGGCACACTAACAGGAAATCTTACTATTACCGGTGCAAATTCACTTCGAGGCTCGTATGGCGGAGGCAATCAAACGACAAACTTTGCTGCGGGGGACGGGTCTCTAACATCCAACACCACAGGTTCAAATAACACAGCAAGTGGGTATCAAGCACTTTATTCCAACACCACAGGTTCAAGTAATACAGCATCTGGGTATCAAGTTCTTGCTGCTAACACCACAGGTTCAAGTAACACAGCAAGTGGTGTTAGCGCACTTACAAGTAATACCACAGGTGGAGCCAACACAGCAATTGGTGTGAACGCACTTGGTAGTAATACCACAGGTGGAGCCAACACAGCAATTGGTGTGAACGCACTTGTTAGTAATTCCACAGGTTCAAGTAACACAGCATCTGGCGAACAAGCACTTTATTCCAACACTACAGGCATCAATAACACAGCAAGTGGTAAAGATGCACTTGTAAGTAATACCACAGGGCGCGATAACGTAGCAGTCGGTGAGTCTGCATTAGCAACTAACACTACTGCCGGCTACACTACAGCTATAGGTTCTTCCGCACTTGCTTCTAATACCGTTGGTGCGTCTAATTCAGCATTTGGATACGCTGCGCTAGGTGCTAACACTAACGGTAGTTTCAACACGGCACTAGGTTATTCAGCTATAGGACAAAACACTACAGGATTTTATAACTCAGCAGTTGGTTCGGAGGCACTTGTAAGTAATACTACAGGCAGCTATAACATAGCCATAGGGTATCTAGCCCTAGGCACCAATTCTACTGGGTCTGGTAATACAGCAATCAACCCTTATACTGCTGCGGGGGGTTACGCTCCTGTATTCGACCCAACAACGCAAAATAATCGTTTTTGTATGGGGTCTACTGGCGTAACTAATGCGTATATTCAAGTTGCTTGGACGGTAGTTTCTGACGCAAGAGATAAGACTAATTTTGCCCCTGTCCCTCATGGTTTAGATTTTGTAAATAAGCTGTCGCCAACAGCATATCAGTTTAAAGTAAGCAGAGAAGATGACACGCCTACTGGTATTCTTCGTTACGGCTTTAAAGCACAAGATATATTGGCGTTAGAAGGTGATACACCAGTTATCATTGATAATGAAGACGTTGAAAAATTACGTTTCAATTCAGACAGCTTAATCCCTGTACTGGTTAATGCAATTAAAGAGTTAACGGCTCGACTTGAAATTTTAGAAAATAAAGGTGTATAAATAATGGAGCATTTTATCTCTTTATTATTCCTTGCAAGAGATGTTGCGCACCGTGAGCATTTACGGACGCGTAGCTTTGCCGCGCACATAGCGCTTAACGACTTCTATCATGAGATTATCGAGCAGGCAGACGGCATTACAGAGGCATATCAGGGCAGTTATCAGCTCCTTAAAGATTTGGAAATTATCGGCAGTAAAAATGTTGATAATATTGAAGATTTCTTAAAGAAACAAGTGACGTGGATTGACGAAAACCGCTATAAAGTCTGCGGTAAAGATGACACGCCAATTCAAAACTTGATTGATGGTATTATGGAAACCTATTTTACCGTTCTTTATAAGCTTAGATTCTTGAAGTGAGGTCGAGATGCCCGACGAAGCCTGCCGTTTAGCTAAAGTAGAACAGCGCATTGACGCGCTAGAAGAAGTGTTTGATGACAGAGGAAGAAAGCTAGACGCTATCATAGCCGCGCTTGACGAGATGAAAACCGAGCAAACGCGCTACAAAGGCTTTATCGGCGGTATCGTATTTACCATTGGAGCGATATTTTCTTTTATTGCTTGGTGGACGAGTAAATAATGGAGTTCTTACAGTTTGCTTCGGACGTAGGATTTCCTATCGCGGCGGCGACTGGCGGAATGTATTTTGTCTACCTGACGCAGAAATTCTTGCTCGATAGTGTGCTTGAGAAGATTAAAAGCCTAATAGGCATCATCAAGCAACTTGATAAGCGCGTTACCGCTATGTCATGTGACATCACCAAAATTGATGATTTGGCGTCAACGGCGCTTAACATACCGCAAGAAAAAGACAGACCAAGACCACCTCCTGTTGAGAGGAAAGATTAATGGACGCCGATGCAATCGCTAAATATATTAACCAGTATGGATTCCCAATTATTGCCGCTGGCGGCATGGGTTATATTGTCTACTTTGTATGGCTTTGGGCAACCACCGTCGTAAAGCCTATCCTGCAAGAAGCCACAGACGCGCTAATTGAGCTAATCGACCAAGTGCGGGTGCTGGATAATGACATGATAAGACTGACGCAAAAACTGACCACTATTCTATTGCTACGGGAAAAGAAATGAAGATAGGTGAAAAAGGGTTAGCCCTAATTAAAGAATTTGAAGGTTGTAAGCTGCAAAGCTATAAATGCCCAGCAGGTGTTTGGACGATTGGCATAGGCTCAACGCGCTACGCTGATGGCAGTCCAGTGAAAGCAAATCAAGCGCTGCCGGGAGAAGCGGCGGCTATGCAACTGCTGGCGCATACGGTAGGCGCATATGAACATACGGTTAACGCTATTGGTGTGCCGCTTACGCAAAACCAGTTTGACGCGCTTGTTAGCCTCTGCTATAACATTGGCAGCGGGAATTTAATTTCGTCAACGCTTGTTAAGATGTTAAAAGCAGGCAATGATAAAGCAGAAGTAGCAAAGCAGTTTTTAAGATGGAACAAGGCCGCCGGTAAAGAATTAGCCGGCTTAACGCGACGCAGAAATGCCGAAGCAGAATTATTTTTAGGACACGATGATGAATAACCCATTTAAAGACTTAGTAGACCACGTCAGCCACGTTGTAGACAGTGTGGCTGAGGTTGCAGAGGAAGTGGTAGAACATCCAGTTGAAGCTGTTATTGATATTATTGATGTAGTCTCTTAAGCAAGTATTTCTTCACGCTCACGGTTAGCGCGGAGTATGCAGTAGCGCTGATGCAGCCGTACCAAAATAGAGCGTCTACGTTTACCGTGACGCTCTGCCTCAATCATCACCTGTAATTCACCTTCTGTGTAAGTATTCAAATTAAAGAAGATGTCGCGCCATGTTAAGTTGTTCATTTTAATTCCTCTAAGGCAATATCTGAGATTGCGCGTTTGTCATGCAGACTTGCGAATATGCGCTCGTCTACGGTTTTGTCTGTTAGCAGTACATAGCAATATACGGCACTCTTTTGCCCACTACGGTGCAATCGTCCAATGGTCTGCTCATATCTATCAAGTGACCAAGGAAGCGACAGGAACACCATTTTACTGCCGCCAAATTGAAGGTTAAGCCCATGCCCTGCTGATTTAGGGTGGACGAGTAGCAATTCTACTCGCCCTGCGTTCCACGATGAGATAACACCTTGCTGGTCAATTGTCCGCGCATTAGGGTATCGGCGTTTAAGTTCTTCAAGCTCTGCTTGAAAGTTGTACACAATAATCGTATTGGCGTGTTGGTTCTCCTCAAGTATTTCGTCTAGCCGGTCAAACTTGTGGCGCGAAAACCATGCGGCGGGTTGCCCTTCAATATACGAAAACCCGCTGGCCATTTGTTGCAGTTTGTTCACCACCACAGCGGCGTTAACTGCTATGATTTCCTTACCGTCGTAATACACCACAAAGTCTTTTTTCATCTCTTTGTACTGCTTCATATCCATTGCGCATTTGACCGGCACAACGTTAAGCGGGGGTAAAGTATCCATATACTCTTGCGTGTCGATAAGGTACGTTGCAGGCTTAATTTCCGCCATTACGTCACGCAGTGAAGTGGACTTGGCTACCCACTCACCAAAGTCTTTGTTGAGCAGTACAAAATACGTTTGAAGAAACGCGGTCTTGGATTTTCCAAGTAGCGCTGTGTCCACTATCTTGCATTGCCCAAACACGTCTTCAAGCCCGTTGCTAGTAAATGAGCCAGTTAACCCCCATTTAATTTTAAAATCTTTGATTAACCCAAATAGCGCTTTAAAGCGTTTGCCTGAGGGATTCTTTAAAACCGTCAACTCGTCAAACACTATGCCGTCAAAACCCGTCAACGGAGGCGTAGATTGCAACGTGTCATAGTTAGTCACCACTACCTGCGTTGGTTTGTTGAACGCTATCAACCGCTGCGCGTAAGAGCCAACGGCGATAGATACTGTCAGATTTGGCGCCCACTTGACCGGCTCTATCGTCCACACGTCCGTGCAGACACGCTTTGGCGCTATCACTAAGAACCGGCGTACTCTGCCCGTGTCGAGCGCTTGTTGCATGGCGGTTAGCGTTATCGCTGTTTTGCCTGCTCCCACTGGGGCGAGAATCATGCCCTTGTCTATTTGGCTCAAAAAGGCAACAGCTTCTATCTGATTGGGTCTTAGCATTGATAAATTTCCATCTTAAATACGCCGTTTGTGGGTGGTCTGCCATCATTGGAATGGTGCAGCAGGGGGTATAGCATATCCATACCCCATTCATCGTTTTGAGCTTTGGCTTCATCTATCCCGCCAAGGTAGCACGAAGTCGCTAACCTTCAGGGGAATAAACGGCACAGAATCTAGCCATTTAAGCAAATTCATGTAGTTTTCCATATCTTCGCCACGAAGGCCTTTAATGGTTGGGTCTTGGTCAACAGGGCCACTTTTAAACGCATACATTAGAAATTCTCCAATTTGATTAATCTGTCTAAATACCATCTTGCTTTGCGTAAATCTTCAACACCGCCTTTTTCTCTAAAGCGCCATTGATACTTAAAAACATTACCGCGCAGATACCCACGAAATTCATCTTGCGTAAGCATTGCTTCCATCGCGTCGATGCACTGCATCTTGTCGCCTTGATAATGTGCTG